TAACTTTTTGCAACAACCTGGCACCAATAGCTGTACCACCCCAAATGTCTATTTCATCTAACTCATCTTGAGATATAACACCTTTACCTTTTAGACCATTGGCCCAAACAATATTTGAGTTAATAATCTCGTCAGCATTCTCACCTAGCATTTGTTTCTCTTTAGCAACAGATAGTGTTTCCGCTTCCGCATTGGAACCACCCATCTCCATAACCTTGCCTGCCAAATCTTCAAACGCTCCTTGTGATATACCATTGTCTTTTGCCCAGCCTGAAAAGAAAGTTAATAGTTCATCGTCCTGGGGAACATTCTCTCCAAGAAATTCTGTATTATACTTTCCATCTTCTGGTGCTTTGTGTTTACCTTTTGAAACCATACCTTCTAAGTGCTTGATGCTCTTAGCCATGTTTTCTAAGTTAGGGCCATCATCATCCCAAAACTTTTCTGGAAACCAGTCAGGCCTATCGTATGGCCCTCCATCATCTTCATCCTCTTGAGGTTCAAGATGTGGAATATCTCCAGGTTGTTCATTTGCTTCTTCACTAACAGGTTCGTTCTGTCTAGCTTCGTCCATTAAACCTTGAGGTTCAGGTTGTTGCTGCTCTTCTGTTTTGACAGTATCGTCAGCAGCCAGTGCCTCATTCGCTTGGCTCATTTGCTCTCCTTATACGTTGTTGTATCTCTCGAATGATTGAGTTCTGACCTTCCCTAGCGTAGCCATAACTACTATCTGCGCCAGGTACCCAGCAAGGCTGGTCGAGAGTTATTTGAATAAGATGTTCCAATACTGCCCTGCCTTCATTAGTTTGGAAACATTTACTATATGCAATGTCCAGCTTTTGCTGTTCATTGATATCATTAATCCGTAGTTGATGTACATTGGCATCTAGGCCATCCCATCCTACAGAGTTAATATCTCTAATCTTGTCTGCGTTATTAGCCACCTGTTACCTCACCTTCTGGTGGTGGTGCAGCCCCAGCTTGGTCAGGTGCTGCTTCCTGGCCTGCTTGGGCTGCTTGCTGCTGCATCATCATCTGTTGCATTTGTTGAGCCTGTTGCATGATTGCCTGCCTCTCAGCTGGCGTAGTTCTAAGTGATGCATCTATATTCATATGGTCTAAGATGTAGTCACCAACCTTCTCTGGGTTTACTAACGCCATGCCTGCTCCTCCTTGGAAGGAAGATGCAATCTGCATAAACTGTAATACGTTTTGTACTTTCTCCATGTTAGATGCCATAGCTAATGGTGATTGTGGTTCTATAGTTACTTGCAATCCATTTACTTTTAATGGCAAGTCAACCATACCTTCTTCATCCATTAACTCTAGTGAGCGTCTGACGATTGGGTACATCGTTTCTGTAATCAATCGTCCAAACGCAGCCCCTAAGTTTTGAGAGAGTTCTTTCATTCTTTCTACAATTTCTGTAGCTGACCTAGCTGACATATTGTCAGGTGGTAAACTTTCATCGTACAAAGTTTTTTTAATATTCATTCGTAAGTCATTAGCAATAAGCTGTGATAAGTTTGTATCACCAGACCTGGGGAGCGGTGCCAGGCTAGGCCCTCTAGGCCCACCATTGGATGACACACCAATGATTGCACCTGGCACTATCTGAATAGCCTGAGGGTTTAGCACTCCGTCATCAACGGCAGTGAATACACCCCCTATAGAAAGAGAGGCGTTCTTCAGATTTAACTCTATAACCTTGTTTAAAGTTTTAATATCAGGCAATGCATAAAGACATGGGCCTCTTCCCATAATCTCACCAGGTGCTACCATGAACCTACTAATAACCCATGGTGAAGATTTTAAATGCTTGTGTAAAATCTTATAGTCACCTTCCATTGTCATAAGACAATAGTTGGTCTTACCTGTTTCTTTATCTGGATAAGTTGCTTCAAGTAGTTCGATGTACTCCATAGGTTTTTCTCTATACTTAGACAAAACCTCTTCTGGAAATTCAACACCAGGAAACTCTTGTTCGACTACCTCAAACGGTCTTTTAAATTTTCTGAATACAAAATTAGGTTTACCATCAGGCCCTTCATCAAAAGTAATTTGATACATAGGTATAGCTGTATACCTGATTGGTTGAGTTTCATCTCCTTTTTGAATTAACATAACAGCCGTGCCGACTGCCAGGTCTAATAGAAATTCTCCGATAGCTAAATCAAAACCTGATTGGCGCATAACGCTAAACATTTTTTGATTGTACATATCCAGCACTTGTTGTGCTTCGATGCTTCTTTCAGGTGGAACCTCAGAACCTGGACGCAATCGACACCATTGCTGTTGCGGAGGAAATAAAGCTGATTGTATTCTGTTTGCAAATCTTGCTGTGCTATGGATAGCTGTACTATCAAACACACGTTTCATTTTATTTTGACCAGGAGTATCCTGTTCATAGTAACCATCATATAGGTTACGCATAGGTAAGCAGTATTCGTATGCCTCTTCGTAGATTGCCCTCCATTGTTCTTTTCTGGTTTGGCAACCTTTGTATCGTTTCTTTAATTGTTTTGTTTCTAATGCAGACATACTACGCTTTCTTGTGACGGTTAGCAAAGTTCCTAGCAGCTGCTACACTGCCAAAGCCCCATGCTTTTAATGCCAATGCCTTACGAGTTGGTCTACCCTTCTCATCCTTCATTGGCCCTTTCATCCCAGCAAAACGAGCAGCAAAACTAACACGCCTACTATCAGTGCCAGACTTCTGAGGCCTCTTGAGGTTAGCACCCTCTGTCTTTTTAAAATGCTTTCTTCCAGCTTCATTAAGACCACCGCTGGGGTTCTGAAACCTCTTAGCAACCATTGACTAACCTTTTTTAGGTTTACCATATTTTTTAGCCATCGCTTTCTTCAGACCGCTGGCTTTCTTCGCCATCGGTTTCTTTTTCGCCATTGGCTTCTTCTTCATCATGTTTCCGTACATCATCAGCCTCCTCTCCAGGTTTGTACTTTCGATGCCTGGGGTTTCTTATCCAAACCTTATCAGACATCTTAACCTCTTGGGTTTCTAGTACCGCCTAGTTTGGAAGCCAGTTGCTGTGCATTACCAGTAACCTCTGGTGCTGCTCGAACAACAGACATCAACAATCTTGCAGACCTACCACGTCTTGACTTACGTCTTGATGCAATAGTCTTTCTTTCCCTCTTCTCCTCTGCATCCAGCTGCTGTGACCTACGAGTTTCTTCCTCGCTCACAGGAGGTGGTGGTGGAGGTGAAGGACTTGAAAATATACCGCCCATATTAAAACACCCTCGACATCATATAATAATCATCTCCTTGAGGCCCATACTTTCGTAGTATACCCTCATTCTCAAAGTAACATACTTTGGCCCACTTGTAAGCAGGGATATTTCGTGAACAAACCGTGATTTGTAATCGTTTCATTTCCAGCTTGTTCGCAGCGTACTCAAAAAATAGTTTTGATGCACGATGCATTCTAAATGCTTTACGACTAATATCATTACTTGGAATTAGCCATGCTTCGTAAACGCCATCCCATAATTTCCATATACCAAACATAGCATATATTTTATCCTGCATTGCAGTAAAGCTGTAACCTTTTGTAACAAAACTTGACAAATAGTTAGTATAGTTTTCAAACAGCTGTTCATTTTGGGCATCAAACTGATTTAGTTCTATCATCTGTAAATGCATAGGATGCCAGTCTACAATCTTTTGTTCAGGCCAGTTCAATCTCATTTCTTGAGTAAGTTCTTCAGGAGAAAACATCGAAATCCAACACCTTTACAGTTTGTTGCATTTTTGCAACACCACCTTTTTTAGTAATCATATCCTTGTGTTCTCCACCTCCAAGCAAGCAATATCCAGCAGCATCACCAACGTGTGAATGTTCATTCTTGTTTGGTGTAGACCTGTACCGCTCCTGGCCTGCTCCCATCGATACCCTTCTAAAATGATACCCTCCAGCAAGTGATTTACGCAGCCTCTCGCATTTCTTGTTAATTAAAAATCCTGGTTTACCTTCAATCAATCTCTGCATGGGAATAGCAAGTGCTTCACGTCTAACTTTGAAATCGTTTGTTGCACATGGCCTGGCATGAATGTCCAGGGTTCGCATATGGTCGAATGCAGTTGTTTCATAAATCTGGTCACGCTGTTGTCCAGCTGGGTCACCCCAAACCATAAAAGTGTTTCCAGGAAAGTAGATACCCATTTCTTCTTTGAGCATAGAAACAAATCTATTAAGGCCCATGTCAAAAGTTACAAGTTCATGTAGAACGTGCCATACTCCGTTTTGCATTCGCTGTGCAAAGATTGCAGCTGGCGTTAATCCAAAGTCGATACCAACCTGAACAGGGATACCTGGTTCAGGTTCAAGTTCTCTAGCCATTGTAGTATCATCGTACTCAGGCCAGATTGGCATTCCTTCTTGGACGTATGTATAATCGCCTTTTGCATAACACTTAATCCAATCAAGTTGCTTACCACCAAGTAACTGCTCGTAGTATCCTGTTGGCAAATTTTTTAAATTTTCTGCTTTAGGATTTGTGCGCCACCATTTACCAGCTGATTGCAAGAAGCCATTTGCTTCTGGCATATCTTCAGGCACCTCATCGTTATCTACTTCCAGGACACCAGGTGGCTGCTTAAAAAACTCCCAGGCATATTTACCTTTGGGCCTATCTTTGCCTTCTGCTAAATGATAATACCAATGGTCTGTATCACAGGGGTTAGTGTCCAGGATAACACCATGCCAGCTTGGCCCACCATCATTCTTAGTTGGATATCTACCAACACGATGCGTAAGGCCGTCTATAACGGCTTTAGGCAGTTCTCTGCATTCATTGACCCATGCCCCTGTAAGTTCCAACGAAAGCAATTTACGGACATCCTTTGGGTCATCTAGGGCCAAAAAAATGACCTCGCAGTCTATCCCTGCTGCATCTCCCTTACTTGGTAATTTTATATGGTGTGTAATCGGTGGAGCATATTTAACATTGCCCCAGATATGTTCTGGCATAAGTTCAAGCCAGGTCTTTAAAGTTGTCGTTCTTAGCATCGGATGTGTATTTCGGACTATCGCAAATCTCGAATACTTGATACCATCTCTGGGAGAGGGCTTTTGCTGAACCGCTCTCCTCCACAGTTCAGCACAACACGCATAGGACTTGCCACTCCCTACAGGGCCTAGCAGCCCTCTCACGAAACCTTTTGATTTCATAAACTTTGCAACAGTTGGACTGCCACTAAAGTCTAGTTTGGTTACAGCATTTCCTTCCATTAGATGCACACTCCAAATTTAATGTATTCCATTATCTCCACGACTAACAAACCGCCCAGTAAAATAACTATAACTGTATGATATGCATTCCATAAAAGATATTCATATTTACTTTTCTTCATCCTTATCCTCCTCTCCAGGCATTACCATTTGTATATCAACAACCGCTGGCTTATCCGCATCTTTCTCTGTATCTAACAGACCAGCAGACTTAGCCAGCAGCTGCATCATTCTAACTTTATCCAGCAATTCCACCTCAATGATGTCATCACCGCTCTGGGTAGGAGTAATCTTAATCTTCTTGATAGCAGCCAGCGCATGGTCTGGAATATCTTTAGCATCCTTCAGTTCTAGCTTCTGACCGTTCCAATCAAAAATATCAGTTATCTTTGCCTTCGCTATACCTAGCATCTCATTAGCCAGGCCATCACGATTGTCGTAGATTATCTGTGAGCCTCGCAGCCTTTTACGAATTTCGCCCACACCTCCAAATCTACCGACAGGCGGCACTACCCTCTTACCCATTAGCTAAACATCCTCATTTGGTCTGGGTTTTCTGTCAGCGGTTTGAACGTAATATCCACCAGCCTATACGTTCCGCTGTACTTACTTTGCAGCGTAGCCCCAGTCGGTTTGAGTTGTTGTAATTGTGCAACATCCAGCTGCATAATCTGCTTATTGTGTTCTATCCTCATACCGCCTTTAGCAATAGCCTGGGCCACCTCATAATCCCTGACAGATACATACTTGCCCTGCCAGAGTTTCTTGACCATCTTTATGACCATGGGTCGCCTCCGCTATCTCCTGGATTACTCATGCCAGGCTTTTCCTTCTTCTCGAATAACCTTATCCATACTTCTCCGTTTTTATCAGGAAGAGGTAAGGCTTCAAGTTTTATTCCTGTGATTTTGCCTTCCTTGTAGAAAGCAATGCCCAGGTTCTGCCATCTGGTAATCGGCTTGCCCTCATCGTCTAGCTTGTCCGTTTCCTTTGGCTGTACTACGTCAAATAGTTTGTCTACTTTCATAGCTTGTCCTTTCTTTTTTTTGAAAACCCCAAAATATTTTTGGGAAACCCCCCTACGTATACGACATGGGGCAGCCCCCTAAGGGTCGATTTTCTGCTGTAATCGTTGATATACCTGTATTCTACAGCATTAAATACAGGCATTTTTGTTATACCCCCTATGATATTTCTGGGTATTACAAATCCTAAAGGTTCCTTTGGGTTATGTATCACTTGGGTAACCTCATCTTGTTAGCCATCATCTTGATTATATCCTCTGGGCTTTTACCAGTCTTTGCTCTTTGCTGTGATACCTTCCTGCTCATAAAGTATTGCAAGCTATACGGTGGTTGCTGGTTCTTTCCATGCTTCCACTTGATAACACCAGCTGCATCTTCCAGGAATGTTTCTATTGTATATCCTGATTGCAGTAACTCTTTGGCTATCTGCATCTGCCTCATGTCATATTGCCATGGCTTGTGATAGTTAGCTTGCAGTATCTCCGCATAACCGTTGCACAGCTTCCTACAATCTATTTCTTTAATTTCCCCTATAGTATTTATATTAGTTAATTTAATAGAGTTATTTACTAGCTGTGCCTTGTTATCTAGTACAACCTCAGGCTTGTTATTTGTATCTATACCATTACTCTTACTAGATACATCTTGTACAATCCCCAGCTTGTTTACCTTCTCTTTATCCACAGCTTTTATACTCTTACGTCTAGCCCCAGTCTTAGCTACGTTCAATGTATGCTTGGCAATCTCAGCTTCCATCTCAGGGTCACGGTCTTGTGCAGGCTGCCCTGTTATACAATCTTCCAGGGTCTTTGTTGGGTCATAGATTACACGCCACAATGCACCACGTTTACCATACTGCCTTCTAACGTCAGCGTTCCGCAGCTTCTCAATATATCCATAGTCTAGTAGTTTACGCATATGCTGTGACACTGCCTGCTGACTGCATTGTAATACCTTGGCAATGTATAGCTGGTTAGGAAAGAATACACCTGTCCAGCTGTTGGCATGGCTGCAACAAATAGCAAAGGCCCTGAACGTCATTGGATACTGGTTAAACCTATCATCACCGTATGCCCTGGCAGGCATAATCATATGAGGCCCAGGACATTGATATGTACCACCAGATTTAATTGGTGGGTCACGTACTGGGTCTGGTGTTAGCTTAGTCTTTTTCACCTGGCTTGCCTTCCTGTGGTGGCAGCTGGGCAATCTCTTTCTTCAGTTGACTAGAAGGTATAACTATTATCTTCAGGCCAGGGTGCAGCGCATGGACTAGCTTTATCTTTAACTTGTACACGTCTGTCTTATATCCCTTCACCTCAATAATAACCTGGCATCCATGTTGACCATGCTGCCCTGTTTCATTCCTGTCTATGTAACTAAAGTCTGCAACGTAGTCACAGATTTTTACTCCATCTACCTGGCACCGTATTCTTGGTTGAAACTCCAGGTTCTGTATCTCACCAGCTTCATAACGTGGCTTGATATGGAACCAATAGTAAGCAGCTTCTGCCTTGCTTACAAAGTTGATGCCGTCCAGCTTGTATCTTTTGTTTCCAAACTTACTGGGTCTATGCACGTTTAGCCTCACAGCTTTCACGCAGTATGACCTCCACCATTGATGCCAGTGTGCGCCTCTCCATCCTGGCTTTATCTTCCACCAGCTGCTTAACCTCAGGTGAAATCTTCACATACATTGGCACCAGGTTGACCTGTATTTCCTCAGGTTTTTCCTGTTTCTTTTGCAATCTTACCTCCTATTTAAAAAATATTTACTAGATAGCTTGACAATATACCAGGAATGATTATATTAACAATACAGAACATGACACGAACACAAACAAAGGAGGAAACGATGTCAAAACAAGCAGAGAAAATCCAAGCAGTAGCAGATAAGATTGTAGCTTTGATGGAAGAGCATGGCACAAACTGGACTAAGCCATGGGCCAGTAAAGTTGCAGAAGGTTTCCCTGTAAATGTAGCTAGTAAGAAAACATACCAGGGCATCAATTCATTTTGGTTAGGTATGGAAGCCTGGGATAAAGGTTACAGCAGCAATGTCTGGGGTACATACAAGCAATGGACAGCAGCTGGTGGTGTAGTTCCTAAAGGTGCAACAACAGTATTCTTTTGGAAGCCTCTTGATGTAGATGCAAAAGGCCATGACGGTAGCGTACTCAAGAATGACAAAGGTGAGGTTATCAAAAAGAAAATCTGGATGTTGAAAACTTACAGCGTCTGGAACCGTGACCAGATTACAGGCCTGGAAGATGATGCCCAGCCAGTAGTAACAGCTGACCCTGAGTTCCATGCTGACCAGGTTGAAGCATTCGTTAACAACACTGGTGCTAAAGTAAACCATGGCGGTGGCCGTGCATACTACAGCCCAGCTGGTGACTATATCCAAATGCCAAACAAAAAAGATTTTGTTGGTACAAAAACTAGCACAGCTGAAGAGGCATATTACTCTACGCTGTTGCATGAATTAGTACACTGGACTGGTGGCAAAGGCCGTATCGATAGAACCAAAGGTAAAATGTTTGGTGATGCTGACTATGCCTTTGAAGAGTTAGTTGCTGAAACTGGTGCAGCTACATTGTCAGTGTTACTTGGTGTATCTCCAGAGCCAAGGCCTGACCATGCACAGTATTTGAATAACTGGCTAAAGGCTATCAAAGATAATCCAAAGGCAGTGTTCACTGCATTCACTCAAGCTAACAAGGCTGTCGAGTTTCTTTACAACAAGCAGCCACAGACTGAGGAAGCAGCTGCCTAGTGCAGCTGCCTCTGGCCTGGATATTATCCCCAGTAATACTCCAGGCTCGATGCAGAACATATCAATTATGATTTGCAAAACAAGATTAAATAGGTATATTAAAAGTAAATGACACGAACAAGGGAGAAACAAAATGCATAAAGAGATAGCAGCAAGCCTCAGAGTATCGACTACTGAGCAGTCAGTTGAAAATCAAAAGCATCAGATTGAGAAAGCATTTCCTGGTGCAAAGGTTCACTGGTTTATAGAGGAAGGTGTATCAGGTAAGACACCAAACGCAGAACGTCCTGAGTTTATCAGGGCCACAAAGTTATCAAAGAAACTTAACATCCCTTTGGTAGCTGCGAACCTGTCCAGGTTTGGACGTGACCTGGCAGAGATATCTACCTGGTACCGTGACAATGTAATGTCAGGCCAGGTGCAGATGATTGCATTAGACCAGCCAAACTTAGAACCTGAAACAGCTGGTATACATTTCACCATACAACAGATGGAACGTATCAAGATAAGCCAGCGTACCAAGGCAGCGCATGACAGGCAGAAAGCTGAGATAAAAGACAAAGGTTATTTTATCTCCAGGGCAGGCAAGAAAGTATACAGCTTGGGTAATCCAAACCAGGCTGCATCAGATGCAGGCAATGCATCTATCAAAGCAAGAGCAGATAAGTTTGCAAACAAAATCCTACCAGTAATCAAAGACCAGCTGGGCCAGGGTAAAACTATGAAACAGGTTGCAGCTTATCTTAACCAGGAAGGATACCAAACTGCCAGAGGTGGTGACTGGTATGCTTCAACAGTCAGCAATGCATTAAGGAGGGCAGCATGATTGATTTAATTAGAGATTGGACAGCCAGGGATTGGCTGTCTTTCATACTCCAGCTTATTGGTGCTGGGGTAGTTGTTGTATTTATCTGGGCAGCAATCTGGGTGGGTTGTGCGCTGAATGATAAATGCTATTGCGATAACACAACAGGAGATGAGATATGCCAGACGTTAAAGTAACAGGTAAAAAAACTATCACAGGTAAAGAGTTAGGTGCATCTGAAATGCCAGCAGTATTGCTGCACAAAGATGCATATGGAAATACCAGGCAAGAGAAACTGGACGAACACAAACGTGCAGTCGCTGGTGTCGAGGTGATAGACAAGAAAGTATTAAACAAGAATGCACTGCTGCGAGGCACGTTCCTTGAACACGCCATTGTTCCTTGGTGGTTAGAAACAATGAAGGAAGATGGCATGGAATGCCAGGCAACAGAACCTGAGAAAGCATTTAGGTTAGAGGAAGAGAAGCTAGGCGCAACACTGGATAGGATACTGAAGGTACCAGCCAAGTGTGAGTTAGTTATCAATGACCTGGTGTTGAAAGGTAAAGGTGTCCTGGAGGTTAAGACAGATTTCTACCACACTGGTAAATGTAAACCAGACTGGATGATACAGGTACACCAGCAAATGATGTGTGCAGATTTACCCTGGGCTGTTGTCCTGGTGATGACGCAGCAAGGCAAGCTGGTTACTTATGCATTCAAACGTGACATGAAACTTTGTAATCAAATACTCCAGGCAGCAAGAGAGTTCTGGGATTTACTTGAGAAGGATAGAGATTATCCACCAGCTGCACCAGCTGAAGATGAGAAGCTGAAGGTTGTAACTGTTGAAGGTAAGCAAGGTGATAACCTTGACCTGGAGGTAGTTGCTACTGACTGCATGAAAGCAAAAGCTGAGAGCAGGCACTGGTCAAAGATTGCAAAAGATAATCAAGAGATACTTGAATTACATATGGATAGTATAGGTGCTGACGTGATGAACGTGGGCAGCTATCAAATCAAATCAGTTACAACACAGAAACCTAAGAGAACGATGGTGGATGTACCTGGTCAATTTATAGATAGCACATCGTTCTCAATCAAGGAGGTTACCAATGAGTAATATTACTAAGAGGCAGATACTTGAGCCAACAAATTTAAAAGAGGCACAAGAGTTTGCAACGACACTATCAAAGTCTGGCCTGGTTCCAAAAGAGTTCCAGGGTAAACCAGCAAACATACTAGTAGCTGTACAATGGGGATATGAGATAGGCCTTGCACCAATGCAGGCCCTACAAAACATTGCAGTTATAAATGGCAGGCCATCTCTTTGGGGAGATAGTTTACTTGCCCTGGTCAAAGGTCATCCAAACTTTGCTGGATGCAGAGAGTGGATGGAAGGCAACATTGCTTTCTGTGAAATCAAAAGAACATTACCCAATGGCAAGGAAGAAGCAACACTAACTCAGTTCTCAGAAGAGGATGCAAAGAAAGCTAGACTGTGGAACAAGCAAGGGCCATGGCAGCAGTATCCAAATCGAATGCTTCAGCTTAGAGCAAGAGGCTTTGCTATCCGTGATGCATTCCCTGATGCAGTGAAGGGATTGATTACAGCAGAAGAAGCTATGGATTATCCAGAGCCAAAAGATATAACCCCTCAGGATGGCGTAGAAAAGGCACCAAGCCTTTCCAATGTACAATCTACCACGCAGCTAACAGATGCCCTTCAGAAGGCTTCTACGGCCCAGGAACAGGCACACACTGATGCAGTCATAGATAATCTAGCTGACCATGCAGAACCTGGTGAGGATGAAACAGAAACACCAGACCTGGACATGGAAGGTATGCCATTGCACATTCCAAACGGTGATGATGATGCCAAGGTTGAATACTACAATGTCGAACAGGACTGGGCCAACAGGTACCATGAGTTGATGCTGGCAATGTATCGTTCAACACATTCATCTCTGACACCGCAAGTTAAAAGAACCAAGATGAAAGAGTTAAAAGAAATTAACAAAGATGTCCTGGGTAACTTTGATGACAAGCAGCTGGCTGAAGAGTTGGAAACTAAAAGGCTTGAGTGGAACAAGAGCCTAAGTATTATGGCAAGGGAGAACCCAGATGGAACAGAGTAAACAAAGAATAGGTTTAACACCTAGACAACAACAGGTACTAGCTTTCCTGGTAGCCTATCAAAAAAGTTCTGGAGTATATCCAACAGTCAGAGAGATATGCAAAGGTAAGATAGATGGCAAGCAAGCAATGCCAAAGATGGCAGCGCAATCTAATGTTCATAGAATATTAAACTGCCTTGCCAGGAAAGGTTATATTCTCAAGGAGATTAATAGTCCAAGAGGTATAGCTGTTATATAAGTTCAAAGTGGGGAGCGTCTATAAATGGTCGCTTCCCTTCTTTCCTTCTGATATC